TTGCATACATGAGGTGATGTAATGAGAAACTATCAACGGGACAACTTAATATTCGGCCTGCTGATGGTGCTACTCATTATCGTGTTGGGAGTGTGGCTACATGCGACACACTGAGTATGGTTATGTTAGCCCAGCATAGAACCAACCATTGCTATCATGACTTAGAGCGTTGGTTGGCTGATAAGAAGAAACGTGAGCGTCGTGCTAAGAAGCATGGCGTTTTTTACTTGGAAAATAAAAAAAAGACCTGTACACAAGGCTTAACGACATATTGAATTTAATTTGGAAAAGAATAAAGGAGCGTGAGCACGATGAACAGCAAGGCAAAACTTCACTTGATACTTGCCGTAATGATCGTTGAAATACTGATTCCGTTCTTCCTGCAAGGATTATATCTGATGCTAGCTTGGCAGTGGATAATTGTTCCGATTTTTAAATTATCGAAACTATCTTACTGGGGAGCAACTGGATTGAACTTGATGTATGCGCTCATGTTTAAGAACCACAGTAAGTTTGATGGAAACTGTGCTACTGATTTGAATAAAGAACTAAAGCAGCTGAGCAACGTGGTAATCGTTATGACTGTTGAAATCGTACTGATTGGAGTGCTGTGGCTAGTTAGTCTTGGCATTTAGGACGATGGGAATGGTAACTTTCAATTTGGCAAGAAATAAGGAGACATGTTATGACAAATAAAATCGAAGATATTAAGCTTAACATTGATATTGATGCGACACAGGCGCAGCACAGTATGGAATTGTTAAGCAAAACATTGTGTAACTTAATAGATAAATGCGAAGGCGCGGTAAAGAAGCAACCACATATCCGTATTGAGTTTGATGACATTGATGACACACCTAGAGTGTTTGTTGATGGCGTAGAACAACAAGGACTATATCATATTGAACTTAACTGGAATTCTGATAGTGTGATTAGCGGCAGATACAGGATCGACTCTATGGATAACCTTGGACGCCTATATGGAATTGGTCAAGGTAAATAGTTATGCCAAGAGTAAGACGATATGAGCATGACGCAAAGACTAACGAGTTCTATCATTCAAGCGATTGGCAGTCAGTAAGGCAGTTAGCACTGATACGTGACCACTACTTATGCCAAGTATGTAAGCGTAAAGGGATTATTAAACAAGGAAATACGGTTCATCATATTGTTCCGATCAAAGATGATTGGAATAAGAGACTGGATTTAGGCAACCTCGAGACTATTTGCATGGCTTGCCACAACAAAGAGCATTTTGAAAAAGGCTACTCTAAATCAAAGAAAAGGATTCGAAAAAATAAAAACATCGTTGTATTCAAAAGAAATTCTGAACTATGAGGGTGCAAAATTTTTGTATAGCCCCCCCTAGTTAAAATGTTGGTATGACAACTTTTTAAAGAGCGGACACACCACCTTGGAAAATTATAAATTAGTTTTTTAATCAAAAAATAGAGTATTCGCACGGCACTAAAAACAGATGGAAAGAAAGTGATTTTATGCCAAGAACTGCGCAAAGTGCGATGATTCATATACTTGAGGGAAACCCTAATAATAAAACAAAAAAGGAACTTTATCGACGCCAAAAGAATGAATCTAAACTAGCGGTATCTAATAAAAGCATTCTTGCCCCACCATGGCTTTCTATGGGTGCAAAAAATGAGTTTAATCGAATTAAGGTTTTGTTTGAAGCAACTGATATTTTAACCGAGGCCGACATTAATATTTTAGCTATCTATTGTGACACATTGATGGATTATAAATCCTTTAAGGCACAGGTTAAAAAGCATGGGATCATGATGGGTGGAAAAATCAACCCCGCAATTAGGGAAAAGCAAAAATCTGCCGAATTACTGAACAAGTTGGCAAATCAGCTAGGACTGACACCTACCGCACGTGCGTCAATGGCTATCAATTTAGGAAGTCAGGGAGAGTCAAACGATGATGAAGAGTTCTAATTCTAATCCGATTGACTTTGATTACCAAGGAATTGTTGATTGGTCGGATAACTATATTAAAGATCAGAAGGAATGGGGAGGAATTCTACAGGAGGCGTCTCCAGTTATTCTGACAACTATTTACGCTGAATTGGTTGTAGAAGGGTCGATTGTTGCTTCCAAATGGAATATTTTGGCGGCCAAGCGGCATCTGAATGATTTAAAACGGCAAGATGATCCTAATTATCCTTGGAAATTCGACGAGGAGAAGGCTTGGCGTCCAATTCGGTTTATTGAAAGCAAGTGTAAACCATCTAAAGGTGACTTTGACAAACTCGTATTGCAACCGTGGCAACATTTCATTGTCGGCTGTATGTTCGGATGGGTAAGCAAAGCCACTGGAAAGCGACGCTTTCGGGAGTCATTAATATTCGTTGGTCGAAAGAACGGGAAAACGACACTTGAATCAGGACTAGCCGAGTATATGGCCGGATTTGATGGTGAGAATGGGCCAAATGTTTACTTTTTGGCCAATTCGCAAAAGCAGTCTAGGATTCTTTATGAAGAGTCTAAAGCTATGATTGAAGCGTCACCTTGGCTAAAAGAACGCTTCGTTCCGAATGTATCTGAGATTAGGTATCCTAAGACCAATGGGAAAATTGTCGCGATGTCGGCTGAAAAAAATAACAAAGATGGAGAAAATCTTCATTTTGGCGTATTTGATGAAATTCATGAGTATCATGACTATGCCCTGATTAATGTCATGAAACGCTCACGTGGAACGCGCGAGCAGCCTTTAATAGTCTATATAACTACTGCTGGTTCTGTACTAGATGGTCCTTTAGTTAACTTCATAGAACAGGGACAAGACACATTGTCTAATTATGAAGACAATATTAATGAGCGAACTTTTTATTATCTTGCACAGCTGGATAACCCGGAAGAGGCTAATGATCCTAGGCTATGGATTAAGGCCAATCCGAATTTTGGGTTGATGCAAATTGCGGATATGATCAACGATTACAAAACAGATCGTAAAAGTCCTCGTGAGTTAGCAGACTGGGTAACTAAACAATTCAATATTTTTGCTGAAACTGATGAAATGAGTTTTATCACCCCAGAGACTCTAAAACTAAATGAACGGGTGATCGACTTAGATACGCTTGATTTTAAAGATTGTGTAGGCGGCTATGATTTATCAGATACTGAAGACTTTACATCAGCATGTTTAGAATTTCCGCTTGAAGATGGTTCAATTTTTGTGTTGGAAAAATCATGGATTCCACAGGCCCGTTATGATAGAGATAAGAATCCTGAACGTATACGGGAATGGGAGAAAAATGGTGAAATTGAGATTATTCCAGGAAATTATGTTGATTATACTTATGTACTTGACTGGTTTAAAACTGTGTCAGATAAATATAACATTTTGAAAATTCGATTTGATCCAGCTAAGGCTTTGAGGTTGAACAAAGAACTTGAAGAAGCCGGATTTGAAACTGAAAAAGTTCGGCAGGGTTTTTTCACGCTTGGCGGGCCTCTTCAAAACTTCAAAGAGTTGCTATTGGATGGTAAGGTTGTTTTTAATAATCAGAAAATTTTTAAATGGTATCTGAATAACGTGCGCTTACGGCAAGATCGTAACAATAATTGGCTACCGACTAAGCAATCTCAATCACGAAAGATTGATGGATTTGCCGCTGCGTTAGATGCACATGTATCGGTAATTGATTTGCTAGTTCGTCCAGATGATGGCGACTTTGAAATGCCAGAGTATCACAGCTTTAATGATTTTTAACTTGAGAGGAGGGTAGAAGATGGGGATTTTTAGTCGAATTCGGTCAATGTTTCAATTGTATCAGCAGAAAGCAGGATATAAAGGGCAGAATTTTGATTTTTCAAATTGGCAAGGACATGATTTTTTTGGTGAAAGTAATCATGCATTAACAACCAGCGAAGCGGTTTATTCTGTCATTTTGCGTTTGTCTAATACTGTAAGTTCGTTACCGATTAATCTTTATCATAATTACGACGTTGCCAATATGGATGTTGCTAATCTTCTAAAGGCAGCACCTAATAATAGCTTGCACGCATTTGACTTTTTTAGCCAGTTAGAGACATCTCGTGACACCAAAGGAAATGGTTATGCACTGATTGTTAGGGATCAGTACTTACAACCAATCGAATTGATTCCTATTTCTGCAGACTATGTGACACCGATGATTAATTTAGATGATCAGTCTTTGTGGTATAGAATTACAGGAAGAAATAAAGATGCAACTGTTTTTAATAGTGAGGTAATCCATGTCAAAAGCTTAGAAACGATTTAAGGTGTCAAGGGTATTAGCCCTATTAAAGTGCTCAAGTCAACATTAGAGTTTGATGAAGCTGTCCAAACCTTTAATCTTAGTGAAATGAACAAAACTGACAGTTTCGTTGTTCAATATGATCGAACAATTGATCCAGAAAAACGCAAAGCTGTTCTGGATGATTTTCGCCATTTTGCACAAGACAATGGTGGAGCACTTTTCCAAGAAAAAGGTTTTTCCATTAACCAACTCAGCCGAGATTTCCAGTCTAGCGATATGGTTAATACTGAAAAAATTACTCGTTCACGAATTGCCAATGTGTATAATGTGCCACTAAGCTTTCTTAATGAAAGCTTCAGTGAGGGTGTTTCATCTAACGAAGAACTAATGACACAATTTACCCAGATGACGTTATTACCAATCGTGAAGCAGTATGAGTCTGAATTTAATCGAAAACTGCTTACAGATTATCAACGTCAACAAGGATATTATTTTAAATTTAACTTAAATGGATTATTGCGTGGGAATATTACTGCCCGCACAGCCTTCTATCAGATGATGATTCGCAATGGAATTGTCACGCCAAATGATGTTAGAGCTTTGGAAGATATGCCACCAGATAGCGACCCTATGGCAGATACACTGTTCATTTCTGGTGACCTTTACCCAATTAATATGGATCCAACTCAACGAAAGGGGGTGAAAAGTAATGACACTACCAAAGTATCTGACGATTAAGCAGTTAGCGCCCCAAACGGCTGACATGTATATTGATGGCGAAATCGTTAGTGATGAATTTTATGATTCAGATACATCAGCAGCAGGGTTTCGTGATGCATTGAAACAAGCGGGAAATGTAAAAACCATTAATTTACACATCAATAGCCCAGGTGGATCGGTTTTTGAGGGTATTGCAATTACAAACATGTTAAAACAGAACAACGCCAAAGTTAACGTTTACGTTGATGGACTGGCAGCATCAATTGCAAGTGTTATCGCTATGAGCGGTGACACTATTTTTATGCCTAAAAACGCTATGATGATGATCCACAACCCTTGGACAATGGCGGTAGGGAATGCAACTGAATTACGTAAGCAGGCCGACGATTTAGACCAAATCACCAAGTCTAGTGTGCAAACCTACTTGGAAAAAGCTGGGGATAAATTAGATGAAGCAACGTTGAAGCAACTCATGGATGATGAGACATGGCTAACAGCTGATGAATCGGTGGGCTATGGGCTTGCTGATGAGGTGTTAGAAGCAAATCAAGTTGCTGCTGCTATTAAGTCTGATTTAATGGAAAAATATCATCATGTTCCGAAACAACTAAACACTGAAAAAACAGTTGATTCTGGTTTTCGGCGTGAGCTGCTAGAAAAGTCAAAAGAAAAAAATAACTTTATTACACAAACATTAGGAGGATTTTAAACATGACCGTTACTTTATATCAAAAGAAGCAAAGCCTCGCCGAAATCGGCGCTGAACTTAAGAATGTTAATAACGAAATCGCAGAAAAAGCAGGTAATCCAGCGATTGAAGACGAAGTTTTAAATCAGCTTAGCCAAAAGGCTGATAGTTTAAGCTCGCGATTTGATCTCTTGAAAAATCAAATCGATAGCGAAGAAGAAGTGTCAAAGAAAAAAATGCAGCAGAAGCAGAATAATGCCAAGCCGGATGACCCGAAGGTACGTCAAACAAGTGCTATGGCATCCTTAATTCGATCAACTATGGCTAATCAATCGGTATCTCCAGATGTCTTGCAGGCATTAGGCGATGACAATACGACAACTGGTGGTCAAAATATTCTGCCAATTAATGTATCGAACCAAATTATTGCAGAACCGTTTGATGATAACCCACTCCGTCAAGATGAAACAATTTCTTCCATTACTAACTTGATCTTGCCTCGTGTTGCATATTCGATTGATGATGATGGCTTTGTTGGTGACCAAGAAGTATCTAAAGAAATTAATACTAAGGGTGATCAAGTATCGTTTGGACGTTTCAAGACTAAGCTTAAGGCAGCCGTTTCTGAAACTATTTTGAATGGTACGGATACTGCCTTAGTTCAGTATATCCAAGGTGCTTTACAAGCCGCTTTGGCACTCAAGGAGAAGAAGGTTGCGTTTGCAACCACGCCTGCAGCTGGTGAAGAACACATGAGCTTTTACTCAACTGAAACCAACATTAAGAAAGTTGCGGGCAGCTCATTATTTGACGCAATTACGCAAGCTGCAGGGGATATTAACGATGCCTTTCAAAGCAACATCAAGGTTTACATGCGGCGACCTGATTACTTAACGATGATCAAGGAGCTTTCTAACAGTTCTGCAACTTTGTTTGGGAAGGCACCAGAAGAAATTATTGGTTATCCAGTTCGCTTTAGCGAAAAAGCTGTGACACCAGTTGTTGGTAACTTTAGCTACGCGCAACTAAATTATGAAATTGATTCAACTCTTTACGAGCAATGGAAGGACTATGACAAGGGTATCAACTACTTCGGTTTAACTGCATGGTTCGACCACCAAGTTTTGCTGGCTTCTGCCTTTCGCTTGGCAACTGTAGTGTCAAAATAACTGCCCCGGACACTGGAGATGATAGTTCCGGTTCTGGGACTACACCAACTGGCAACACCGGGGACGGAACAACAGCTAATTCATTCGATCCTAAAGGAAATGTCAAGCCGACTGATACAAACACAGTTGCAGACATTACAGCTTGGCTTGATGCACACAATATCAGTCATAGCGGTGTGACTGCCAAAGCAGATTTGCTTGCATTGGTTCCAAGTGAATAGGGGAAGACAGTATGAATATTACGGTTGTTAGCGAAGACGACTTAGCATTACTCAAAAACTCACTAAGGATCGACAGTGATTCAGATGATAAATTGTTGGCTAATTTAGTTGTAGCAGCTAGAAAAAATATCATCGGTCGAATTGGCAACAAAATTGCTACTTTTTATGACGATAATCACGAAGAATTTAGCCTGGCTACCATATTATTAGCTTCAAATTATTATAATAATCGTTCAGCTATTAGTGATTCAGAAAAGTATACGGTACCGTTAGCTTTTGATGATTTGATTATGTCATTGAAGGCTAGTTATCTCCTAGCACTAAGTGAGGTGAATGACTATGGTCAAGAAAATTAATCCTTCACGAATGACTTTCCGCATTGCTTTTGGTCATGATGCCGATACTGGCGAGGTTAACCCAAATACTGGCACGTCAATTCAACAATTTTCAACAGATTTTAGCTGCTGGGCGGGCCAATGGTCACTGAATGTGCAACAGCAGTTAACCATAGCCGGAGCTGGGATCACCAATGCGGTGGTCTTTTTTATTCGGCATAACCCGGCCGTTAACGAAACACTGCAAGTACAACGTGGCTCAGATCTGTACAAGATTGACAGCATTTCGGCGGATGACGGTTTGCCGCCAGATGGGTTTGATTTGATCACGTGCCATCGGGTGGTGACTAAACATGGCTAGTTTAGATGAGCAATTACAGCATTACTTTTTACAAGTTAAAAAGAAGGTGCCAAATAAAGTGCAGCAACAAGTGATTACTAAGGCTGGCGCCGATCAACTACGGGATAGTTATTTTCAGGCTGCCAAGTCTAAACATTATCGGTATGGCCGGGATACAAGCCACGTTAAACATTTAGCGGACGCGGTAGTTGCTGATGATCACGATGTCGAAGGCTATATGACGGGAAATTCAACGGTAGGTTTTGAGAAGGATCCGATTAATCACGCCAGAATCGCGTTATTTCTCAATAATGGAACGGTGCATATTAAAGGCGACCATTTCATTGATACGGCCATTCAGTCAAGCAAAGATAAGGTTTTAGCTGCTGAATATGCCAAGTACAAGGAATTGACGGGTGGTGATCCTCATTAAACTTCCGGTGACTCAAGTTTACGAGATTATCAAAGCAAATAAATCCTCCTGGATAGATGGTTTATATCCAGAAAACATACCGAATATTGTTGATAAAAGTGGTTCAAAGACGCTAGTGCTAATTACTAGTGTTTCTGAGCCACTTTCTGGATATAAAAACGATACTTTTTCTGAGTTTAGCGCGTCAATTCAAGTGCAGATTTTCTTTTCTAAAACAGTTGCGATCAATGTATTAGATGCACAGTTGGAACTGATGAACTTACTCGATGATAATGGGTGGATTGTCGCTACTCGCTACCCCAACGTAGTTGATCCAGACACTGAACAAGTCACAGCCACGTTTTCTGTATTTAAAAAAATAAAAATAAAAAGAGGTAATTAATCAATGTCAACACATGGTGTTAAAGACGTCACCTTTGGATTAGTTGATTCAACAGGTGCCATTATTGCAGATGCTACAAAAGGTATTTCTACAACCGGTATTTACTTGGTAGATGGTGATGCAGAAGGGGCTACCCAAGCTAACGTAACCGGTTTGGAAGCTGCTGGTACAGTTGGTTATGCCAATGACGGCCCAAAGCGGGTATCTAACGGTTCAATGGAACCCCAAGTTGCCCTTGAATTCTTGGATATTAACTTTGATATTCTTCAAAAGCTAAAGGGATTCGTCAACGATGGTAAGGGTGGTTGGACACGTCAACTTCCAAAGCCTCACGTCGCAATGCTTGTTCATTCCCGGGCATACAATGGTGTGGATATTTACGAAGGGTTTGCTAATGGCCAGCTGATTGAAGCTGGCATGAACCACGGCACAGATAATAACGCTGAAACCGATGCTAATACCACACTGACTTACCAAGGATTAGACCCGTTGAAGTCTGATGCATTTGGTGGACAACCATACAAGATTTGGACTAGCGCCGATGAAGGCTTCGATAAAGCGGCAATGATGGGTGAAGTATTCGGCGGATATACGGCGAGTAGTACCCCAACCAACGGTTAATAGCATCAATACCACAAGTGATTCGGTAAATATTAATACAAAGTGATTTTAGCGGCCATCTAATTAGATGGCCGTTTTACATAGCTGGCAATGGTCAGCAATAAAAAATGTTAGGAGCAATAAAATGAAAATTAGTATCGCAAAACTTGGATTAAAGAAAAAATCAGCAGAAGTAAAAACAACGGTAAAGGTTGTCAATGAGGCCACTAATCTTCAAATTTTGATGTTGAAGATGGACAAGATGCAATTGGATTCAGAAGCTGACCCCCTAACTGTCATGGAACAGTCTCAAAAGGCGGTTACAGCCATGACTAGCTTCCTTCAAGCTGTTTTAAAGTTGTCAGAAAAAGAATTAGACACGGTAATGAATGCCGTCACTATGGACGAATTGTCAGACTTTATCAGTTATGTATTGGCACGGATTCAAGGATTAACTGATGAACAATGGCAACAAACACTCAAGGAAAATGAGGAAGAAGACCCAAAAAAGTAATGGGTCGTCTCAACGTTCTAATTCATGACTTAGAAGATGCCCAAGAAGACCAAGCCTACTTTAAGCAACAATTAATGGCTAATTCGGGGGTACTTCCTTCTCAATTGGACGGAGAAGACTATTACGAACTGATCAGAATTAACCAAGCAAAGCCTAAAGATAAACGTGCTGAAGACCCTATGGCAATGGTTAATCGGTTGAGAGGTAAGTAGAAAGGAGATCCACTAATGGCGACCGTAAGTAACACAATGGCAACCGAGGTTAAGCTAGATACTGTCTCTGCCGCTTCAAGCTTAAAAACTTTGAACAATGCTATTAAAGCAACCACTAACGAATGGAAGGCTAATGAGATTAGTTTGAAGTCTGCAAAGGACAGCCTGGGTGCAGCACAAGCTAAATATGAAGGTCTTGGCAAGACCATGCAAGCCTTGCAAGCCAAAATTGATAAGTTGAAAGAGCGTCAAGCAAGCCTTGATACTTCAACGACTAAGGGCAGTGATAACTATGCTCGGCTTTCTAAGGATTTAGCTAATGCTGAGAATAAGATGGCGTCCTTAACTGCCCAACAAGGCCGTGCCAAAAAATCAGTAGACTATTATCAATCTGGCTTGGCTGACTTGCAAGAACGGTACAAGTCAATCACGTCAGTCTCCAAGTCTTATGTAGAAGCTTTAGAGAATCAAGGAAATAAAGCTCAAGCTGGTAGGGCTAAGCTTAATGGATTGCGGGAGTCCTACCGGAATCTTTCGGATCAGTTGAAAATCCAGCAAACTGAGTTAGCCAAGCTTAAGACTAGTTCTGGTGGGGCCAGCGAAGCCTACAATAAGCAACTTGTTCGGGTTAATCAAACAACTGCCTCAATGGCTAAACAGAAAACTGAGATCGGCCAATTAGCCGGTAAGTATGGCACCATGAGTAGTAGTATGGCTAAGATGTCAGATGGGGCGGCCAAAGCTAGACACAGGATTGCGAATATTGGTCAAGCATTTAAAGGCGCCGCAATTACGGCCGCAGCTGGGTTAACTAGCCTAGGTGTTGCAACGATTGCTGGTGCCAAAAAGGCCACAAATTTAAACAAGGTGTACCAGGTCAATCAAAATTTGTTAGTTACTTCTGGTGAGAAAGCACGTCAGGCTATCTCTCAAGTTTCTAAAATGCAGCAAGATGGTGCCAAGTATTCTGTTAAATATGGGGTAGCTCAACAAGAGATTGCCGAGCAATATCAAGACTTAATCAAGCGTGGGCATACCGGTGCTGAAGCTATTGCGGTCATGCGGTCAGAATTACAAGCTTCTGTGGCTTCGGGAGACGATTTCAAAGATGTCATTAAGGTTTCTTCACAGGCCATTGAAGCCTTTGGTATGAAGACCAATAACACGGCTAAGATGATGAAGAATACTAAACGGGTTGTTAACGATCTGGCGTATGCTTCAGACGTTACCGCTACTGACTTTCATAGCTTAGGTAAAGGTATGGAATACGTTGGGGACACTGCTAAAAACGCCGGATTTTCAATTGAGCAGACTTCTGCTGCCTTGGGTGAGTTGTCAAACCATGGTATGGAAGCCGATAAAGCTGGGACGGGTTTAAAGCAAGCCATAGCAAGACTAGCAGCTCCGACGAAAGCTGCCTCTAATGCGTTAGAGGAGATTGGCATTAAGTCTACCAAAGTGTTTGAGGATGCCAAAGGTAATTTTAAATCCTTACCTGCTATTTTCAAGATTATTCAGGAACATACTAAGAAGCTCGGAGGAGCAGATACTGCCAGAATATTTAAAAATATTTTTGGGCTACAAGGCATGCAAGCGGCACAAGTGTTAACTAAATATGATAGTTCATTGAAAAAATTAACCGATGAAGTTACCGATGCGGGGAAAAAAGGCGAATACGTTCAAAAACTGGCCAATAAGAACTCAAATAACGCTAAGATGAACGTAGAGCGATTCAAGATGGCGGGTCAACAATTAGAGATTATGATGGGTTCTAAGCTATTGCCTGTCATTACCCGGTCAGCCCAAGATATGACTAAGACTTTCAACAACAAGGATACTCAGAAGGGTCTCACTTGGTTAATTGGTGGCGTAGCTAAGCTTGCCAGTGGATTTCTTAAGATTATCGAGTTTACATCAAAGCATACGAAAACTATTGCAACCTTTGGCATAGCCTTAGGTAGTGTTTTAGCTGTTTCGAAGATTGCTCGATTCATTGCCGCAACCACTGAGGCTATCGGAGTAATCAAAAATTTAGTTGTCGTTCAAAAGCTTGTTACAGCCGCTCAATGGTTGTTCAATGTAGCCTTGGATGCTAATCCAATTGGTATTGCGGTTATTGCTATTGGGGCTTTGGCTGCGGGATTTTACGAAGCGTATAAGCATATTAAACCATTTAGAGATGCCGTTAATGGCGTTGCTTCTGAAATTGGCAAATGGGCCAAGGGAACTTTTAAGTCGGCTGAGAAAGCTTTATCTTCTTTTGGCAAGACGGTTAAAAATGTCATGAAGGGAATTGGCGAGTTCTTTACGGGAAAACTTGGTTGGGAACAAGCGATTAGTCATGCGATTGGCAAGATGATCGGCTCAGCTAAGAAGGCTTTCAAGCCTGTCTCCGATGTATTCAAGTCATTTATCAATGGTGTTAAAGATATATTTAAGGGCTTTGGTAAGGTACTTGAGATAATCCTGATTGCTCCGCTTGCATTAGAAGTAGGTATTGCCATCAAGACTTGGCAAAAGATTAAGAAGCCTGTAATGTCAGTTGTTAATGCAATTAAATCTGGTGTATCTAAAGGTTTCAAAGCAGTTGCTAAGGTGGTATCGAATGCCTGGAAAGGGATTACCTCGACGACCAAGAAAGCTTGGAACTTGGTTTATAAGTATGTTCTTAGTCCAGTAACTAAGGTGTACAAAGCGGTTGCAAAGTACATTGTTAAAGCAACTGTAAAAGCTATTTCTAATGCTTGGAAGACTATTAAGTCATTAACTCACGATGCTTGGTTGTTAATTAAAAAGTATATCGTTAAGCCTGTTGAGTACATCTGGAAGATTGTTAAAAAATACATTATTAAGAACCTTGTTAAAGGCGTTTCAACCACTTGGGACACCTTGAAAGACTTAACGCATGACACTTGGCTACTTATCAAAAAGTACACGGTAAATCCGGTTATTTCTGCTTACAAGACTGTATCTAAGTGGATTAACAAGCTATTAAACACCATTACCAACGTTTTGGGTAGCATTAAGAAAGTCTGGAATGGTATTTGGAATAGCATTAGCGATACTTTTAAGGGTATTTGGAAGACTATTAAATCCATTGCCCAAAGTGGCATTAACGATGTTATTAGTATTTTAAATACTGGTATTGGCGGTATTGATTCGGTTATTCATGCCTTTGGTGGCAAGAAGAAAGCCATTGGAACCATTTCTAAGGTTCATTTAGCCACTGGTACCGGGTTATTTAGTGATCAACGAAAGGCAATCACTAAGCCTACCATGGCGGTGCTAAATGATGGCAACGATTCTCCGGAAACTGGTAACAAGGAGATTCTGGTTCACCCTAACGGTATGGGTGAACTAATCCACGGGCGTAACGTTATGCGTTTTCTTGAACCTGGTGCCGAAGTGATGAATGCGTCAGAATCCAAGCTATTCATGGGTATGCAAGGGGTTAGCCATTTTGCCAAAGGTAGTAATAACTGGTTCGGAAGTCTCATGAGTGGTATCGGATCAGGAATTGGTGATGTATCTGGATGGTTAGTCAAGAAAACAGCAGGATTGAAGAAGTTCTTCACCACCGCTGAAAAGATTATTGCCCACCCGATTAAGAGTTTGGACTCAATGTTTAACTATACCAAGGCCGGTGCTGGCGTTGTTGCTGATCTTACTAAAGGCATGTTCAATAACGTTAAGAAACAAGCTGGTAATTGGTGGAGTTCTCTTTGGTCAATGGTTGATTTAGATGGAGGTTCTGCTGGTGGTAACTGGCGGCATAATCCGGGATTATCTGAGACCAATGGTTTTGGGGCTTCTCGTAGTTTTGGTACTCATGATGGTGTTGACTTCTCAGGTCCTCTTGGTTCAGCTATTAGAGCGGTTCATGGTGGGACGGTTACTCACGTTGGACGCCCATTGTACGGCTGGCCTTACAGTCAATTGGGTGATGTTATTACGGTTGCTTCCAATGACGGATGGCAAGAAATCTATCAAGAATTTGGTGGAATGAACAACATTAAAACCAGTACGGGAGATGTCATCAAGACTGGACAAAAGATTGCTACCCTTGGCCGTTTAAACGGTGCTGGTAGTGGCTCACACGTCCATATTGGGGTATCTCATGGCTCTCTATGGAATCACGGAGGTTCCTCAACCAAAGGCTGGTATGACGTAACTAAAATGCACGGTAAATCTGATGGTTCTCCTAAGTCTAGTAAGCAATCCGGCAACATCAAAGGGATTAAATCCCAAGTTGGTTCAGGATTTTTCAAGTTTATGGATAAGTTAGCCAACATGTTTAGTTCTATTGGAGGTTCAGGTGGTGCTAGTTATGGTGGTGCTTCCATGATAGAAAAGGCCGCTAAAGCTATGCATGTTAACCTCAGTGCTGGAGAATTAGCTACAATTAAAAGTGTCATTATGCATGAATCTGGTGGTAATGCCAAAGTTCTTCAAAAGGTTCATGATATTAATTCAGCTAGTGGACACCCAGCCCAAGGATTACTTCAATTTGTTCCAAGCACTTTCAGTTCTTATGCTGTTAAGGGTCACAAGAATATTCTCTCAGCTTACGATCAGTTACTAGCAATGTTTAATGATAGTAATTGGCGGAGTGATGTTCATACCGGTGGTTGGGGGCCTAGTGGTCACCGTAGATATGCCAACGGTGGTATTAGCCGATTCGCTAAGCTGGCACATATCTCAGAAGGCAATAAGACGGAGTCAATCGTGCCTTGGGATATTACCAAGCGTGCCAGAGCTTACCAGATTATGGACACCACTATGAAGGAATTTGCTAAGACGGATAAGCCACAACAATCCACTACCCAATCCGCTCAATCAACCGATTTATCAGAATTGATTAAGCAAGGAAAAGAGATTATCGGATTGATGGCTGAATTAATATCCGGTCAACAGAATCCTGTACCCGCTGTAGTATCTGCTAACGATATTTACAGTGGCTATAACCAAGTAAAAACGAAAAAGAGTTTAAGTGAAAATCTAGGAAGGGGATATGTAAATGGCATTCAATGATGTTAATACCTTTGACTATGCCTTTAATGAGAACGGTACTGGTGGCTTCAATTCCGACAAGGATTTGGAAGTGTTGGTCAACCACGTTTCAAAACCAATTGCCCCAACGATTACTGAATCATTTCAAGACGTCCCTGGTAGATTCGGGGGCGTTTTTTTAGGCAATTCATACGGGGAAAAACAGATAGATATTCCGATTACCATGTATCCCACTGACCGAGACGATTACAACCGGATACTGAACAATCTATCGAAAGCCCTTATTAATACCCATGATGACGCCGATACTCAGTATCCATTACGGTTCAATGACCAGCCAGATGTGGTTTATTACGGTCACTTTACCGCCATTCCTACCCCAACATTTATCAGCGATGGGGTTCAGGACTGTACCACAACGCTTACCTTCATGCTGGCTGACCCACGGGGGTTTCTACCTCAACGTGATATTAAGATTTCCAGTAATGAACAGATTATTTCTCCAGCCGGTAATACCGCTGTTCAACCAGTTATCCATATCATTCCCAAGACTGACCTTTATTACTTCGGTTACACCTTAGGAGATCAATATGTAGCCGTTGGTTATCATGTTGACGATGGTAGTACCACAACGGATGCTGACGGGAATGTTACTAGCTTAACTCCTCACCAAGAATTGCAAGTACACGATCCTTGTAACTCGATGAGCACATGGTTTCAAGCCGGGACTGATACCCAAGAAATTAAGGTATATCGTGGGGAGAACGATGGTAAAGCAACTGCTACAGCAACAGCTTTAATGGTAGCCAAGGATAGTAAAGGCCATTACAACTGGGGGACTACTGGCAAGCACAAGGACTTTTACGGCCCCGTTATTATCCACCAAGGTATTCCCAAGATTAGCAATTATTGGAAAGTGTCCATGCGGTTCCACCACATCAAGCGGATGAAAAATGAACGGGCCATGGGTAAGGTTGAAGGTTATCTGCTGGATTCTAATGGCAATGTATGTGGACGAATGGGCATTACTGATTATGCAGAAGGACGTTATCCCCGTGGTTATATTCAATTGGGGAGTTCCTTTAATGCCACCAAAGACAAGGGCAATTACCTCACCCTTTTGTACAACGAGGGTGGCCGTAAGAATAATGGTCAGAATAATCATGATGTAAAGGTCCATTTAACCAAGACCGTTAAGGTTAAGACTACTTCCAAGGCTAAAGCCAAAGCTAAGTCAGCCAGAATGTATCAAGCCACCATTCAGCGGGAAGCCTTCAAAGCCGCAGCTAAGAAGAAAACAACTTCTAAGAAAAAGAAGAAGACAACCAAGAAAGTGACTAAGAAGAAGTCCGGTGGAAAGAGTAAATCTACCAAGGTTTCCAAGCCAACGGTTAAGACTAAATCCAAAACCATTAAGACCTATGTCATGGAAACAACGTACATGAACTCTGATGCTTATTCTAACTTCTTTGGCGAGTTTTCGTTGGAACGGCAAAAGAAGACCATTGGCGGAAAAGTCTATGACAACTGGGTGGCCGAGATTAATGAGTTTAATCCTAAAACTGGGGTAGCATACTCGATTAACACTGAGGGGAAAGTTCACATTCACACTGAGAAGTTAGATAAGTCGGGCAAGTTTGGCTTTGCATTGGCTAATGTAGCGGCCACCTTCATGAAGCATGATATTAAAGAAGACTTAGTCAGTCCCAAGGTTGGATATTATTCTGACTTTGAAACGCTGACGGACCTCAAAATATACACTTCTGACGGTAGCGATGACCCCGATGATATTCCTCATGTGATTGCTCATGCAGGGGAAGAAATTATTATAGATTCCACTGATAACACGGTTACCGTGGCTGGAAGAAATGTTGATAAGTATGTCTCATGGCTATCTACCTTCCCTTCAATTGAAGGTGATGTCAGCCAAGAAATGCACTTCACACCAGACCCAGCCAACTCAGATATAACTTTGGAATATAAACCAGCGATTAAATAGAAAGGAGTTAAAACGTGTGTACGTCATTTTGGATAAGAACCTCAAACGGGTCGCCACCTTAGATACGGCGACTGATACTAATATCTTCTGGGGTGAGACTATTCAGCAACAGCTTGCCGATGATAATTCTTCAAACGACAGCATTGCCGAAGCCAGTCTAGCTAATACTTCTGACCCCAACGCTAACAGCAAGTCATGGAACGATACTTTCACCGGTCTCACCATGGTGGCAGATAGTCCAGCGGCTCAATACCTGAAAGTAGGCAATCACTTAGCGGCTTACGACCAAGCGAATGACCGCTGGCGAGTTTACCGAATATATACCGTTGATGAGACGATGGATACAACTTCCGGTACTAACCTTGTCTCAGCCGATGCCATTAACCTCTTAATCTGGCGATTAGGTAAGACAATTCCGACGAAAAAAGAGATTAAAGAGTGCGCTTTACCGGCCGCTATGAACTGGATAATTGCTGGCACTGGGATAACACTGGTGGATAATGCAACCTCTGGACTACTTTCAGATTTTTCCATCGATGGGAAATCATCTTCTCAAACTTTGCTTCAAACAATCCTGACTACTTACGATTGTGAGGCTGATGGGTATGTGAAATTAGATAGTTCTGGAATTGTGGTTGATACTATTTTGAAATTATCCGACCAACGGGGACAGAATACTGGTCGAAGAATCACTTACGGTGACAACATGCTTAGTATTAAGCGGGAAACGGTCGATACAACTCTGATTACCAAGCTGTACGTATATGGTTCCAGTGGAGCTTCAATCAGTACAGCCAAAGGTAATGGTGGTCGTAACTTTGTCACGGATGTCACCGCTAACTCCCTGTACAACAATGATGCCAACACTTGGTTAGAAGGTAGTATTACCAGTTCTACGGTCAGCGAACCAGATGCCTTACTATCGCTGGGATTGAAAACGTTACGACTATATAACCACCCTCGGGTCAATTATTCGGTTGATGTAACCAGCGATTTTGACGCACAACTAGGCGATACCATTAAGGTAATCGACCTGACTATGTCCCCAGTATTAACCCTTCAAGCCAGAGTTATTCAACGGACAACTAGTGAGAGTGACCCGACTCAAAATAAGGTAGTCATCGGGGAGTTCAGCACGGTTACAGTCGTTACTCCAAACTTCATTAAAAACATGGAACAGCGGTGGAATGACCATGTAGCTAAGCTATTTGAAGACGCCAAGAAGAACCAAAATGCTGCTAGTATCAGCCTAATTACCCCACTGGGTCAATCATGGACGAATACTGATACTTCTAAGCGAGTCATTGCCCGGTTGTTCATAGAAGGTGAGAATGTTACGTCCTTCTTATCAGCCGCGGCTTTCAATTGGGAGTACATTCAGCAAGACGGTACCCATAATTTGAATTGGGAGAGTCAGCATTCAAAAGATGGCTACGAAGTTACCATTGTTCCACCATTTGTCGGTAGCTTAGTGGTATCAATTGACGATGCATTCGTTAAAGATGAATCAGAAATGTGGATAGACACTGGTACTAACGCTGACGGTACCTTCAAGAAGTTGTGGGAGACTACAGATGGTAACCCTGATGAGTTCGGTAACAATCATGTTGGAGCGCTTCAATTCTCGTATGTCATGAGTAATGGTGAGGTACTTGCCAGCTATGCGTACAAGGGAACTCAGGATAAGTCCAACCAGTCCGATTGCCAATACCTACATTGGGACGCTAAGGGTGTACTAATTGATTCCATGATTGTACAAGGTGGTCAACATGGTGCTTCCTTTGGCTACGATGAAGCCAACAACCTCATTTACTCCCAGATTAAGGATTTTAGTGGGGGAAAGAATTGGTTAGCAACTTTTCCATACACCCCTCATGCCGTGATTAATAGCGGTTCCAGTACGGTAACAAAATGGTGTGAGATGGAAACATACGTCCGGCCTAACGTTGACCTTACCAATAGTCTCTGGATTGGTAGTCAGATGGATGGAACCGTAGAAGTATGTAATATTTCCGACTTGAAAGCTGGTAATTACTTCCCAATTATCCGATTCAAATTGCAGGACTTCGGTTGGAATCCGGTACCAAGTGGGGTCACCAACAATGGAACGTACAATACCATCCAAGCTAACTCAATTGCATATCCATACGCCTTCTTTACATCAGGGGACGTCAATAACAAGGATGACCGACTAGTCATGTGTATCAATCTCATTAACCAGTCAGTCATTTTTAATTACCAGATTGAACCTTCACAGGATATTCAGCTGACCGTACCGATTGAATATGGTGGTCACTTTGAACCAGAAGGGGTATACCCTGACTTAGCTCATGACCAGTTAATAATCGGCTTCAATGTCAGCGAGTATCGAGATGCGGCTCATAACGTCATGATTAGTCACTCTGGATTATGGTCGATCCCAATTGGTATCCGTGATGATAGCAAGGACTTAGCCATCACTTACCCAGCAGAAGATGAGGGAGAAAATTCAGAAGTAGAAGAACCAGTGGTAATCCCTGACGATACTGACGATTCAGATAGTGCCAGTGATGACGATTCTGATTTCAATATTGATGACGGTTCAACGTATCGGGAGGTGGTCGAAGGATGATTATTGCAACAGGTTCAGTCGATATTAACGAAGCAACCAAGCTTGCCCAAGACGCTTCAGATAGCGCTGATGACTTAGCCGATAAGATGAAGAATACAGTAGCCACCATGGATGGGAAAACAACAGTCTCAACCAGCACACCATTTGATGACGGTAAGGAGCACAATGAAGGTGATATGTGGACAGTTATTAACAATGATGTTGCCTCAGCCATGTATATCTATACCAGCGGTGAATGGAAGATCAAAAAGTGGGACCAGGAGGCGCTAAGTGTTAAGCAGTTATCGGCCTTAACAGCTGATTTAGGGCACGTTACCGCCGGAACGCTTGAGTCAGCAAAGATTATTGGCGGCACAATTACCGGGACCTCAATAAGTGATGATACGGGTACGGGTTACCAATATTGGCTAGACTACAATGGTTTTCACGTTAAAGATGCTGGTATTGGGGATACTTGGGTATTTGGTGGCCTAATTGACGTTGGAGGAACTAGAAGCAATCCCAACGTCTCTATATCTGCGGATGGTATTTACTCTTCATCGCGTAGAATTTCTACTCAAAGTTTAACGATGAGTGCGGGTTCTGTTTTTGGCACTGCCTCTGGAGATGTCTATTTTGAAATTGGCGGAGGAGATTCGGGGCAAGGTGGCGCTGCACTTCACGCTGCTAGTTTTAACAAAATGTCTCAGCTATCTGTTAAGAGAAACCTAGCAGATGTGTCTGGCGAGTATGCCCTGGCTCAAATATCAGGAACAGATATAAAACGCTACGACTACAAGGATTCGGATAATTCTCAGCAAACCAACATTGGCCCAGTCATTGATGATGTTAATTCGAATGGAAACAAAGCTTATAACATCTCTTCTGATTTGATTAACAAACAATCTGATGGAATATCTCTCGATAACGAAGTTGGACTATTAATGTCTGCCGTTAAAGAACTGACTAAGCGTAATTCAGAATTAACTATGAGAGTCGCTAAGCTAGAAAGGAAGATGCAAGAATGATTACAAGTCTTGATGTTAAGCAGAACGATAATGGAACAACACATGTAAAGTACACCGCTTCATTTACTGGAACTAGCCATATTTGCTATGGGGACTTTGACGCAACATCAGAAGAAGCTACAAGCGCATTTAAATCAATGACAAGCACTGATATGTGGGCTGGGTTTAAGCAATTGGTCTTAACACGATTAAAAACTGAAGCCACGAATGCCCTAGGAGGCGGTGCAAGTGAGTAAGGAACTGTACTTCACTGACGGTAACAATGAGGTTAAATACCTCGATACTACAGCCAGCTTTAAATTGGCGATTACCCAAGATGGCTCAGCATTCGACCTAACTAATGCTACGGCCATTGATGTAAAGGTTGCTAATGATACCGGTTATGTATTCGATAAGTCGATCGATATGGCTACTATCACGCAACCCTTGGCCGGATTAATTACCATGCCGGTTGATGCTGAGGTCATGAATGCCCTAATCCCCGATGATTACACAATTGAAGTTTGGGTGACCTTATCCAGCCTGATTACCCCCGGTAGCCAAGAAGGATTGACTGATACTTCTACTGATGGTGCAACCAGTGATACTACTACCTCATCAACTGATACGACTACTTACAACGCCATCTTCCCAAGTGATGACCCACAAGGCTTCACCATTACCGAAAATGTTATGAGTGATTCTGGGGACGTTATCCCGGTTATGAGTTTGGACGCTTTCCAACAGGAATTCGACCAGCTTAAGACTGACTTAACTAATCAAGTTTCCACATTGCAAGGACCAGCCGGTAAGGACGGGGAAAACGGTAAGGATGGCGCAACTGGACCGCAGGGGCCACAAGGTATTCAAGGCCCCAAAGGCGATACCGGTCAAGGACTGGATATTAAAGGTAAAGTTGACACTACTTCCCAGCTTCCAGCAACAGCTAGTGAGGGCGATGGTTACTTAGTTGCTGAAGAGTTGTATATCTGGACGAACAACGCGTGGAAGGATTGTGGTCAGATTCAGGGACCAGCAGGGAAAGATGGTGCAACTGGTCCTCAAGGCCCACAGGGGCCACAAGGTGATACTGGATTGACTGGTGAACAAGGACCACAAGGTATTCAAGGACCACAAGGTATTCAAGGACCGAAAGGTGACACTGGAGCCATGGGTGCGACTGGTCCAGCAGGGAAAGATGGAACTCAAGTAGATTTAAACGAATATGCTAAAACTACTGATATGCAAACCGCTATCAACACGGCCATCGCTAATTTGATTGATTCTACAAAAGATGATACTGGCTGGCAACCGCTAGTCTCTAATAACAATGCCTCAGCAACTTTCGACAGCGGGTCTTATTACAGGATAATTAATAATGTCTTGTACTTGCACGGGTCCATTACAGTTAACGGTACTACCGATTATCATTTTTATCTTTGGAGTATTCCAACAGGATATACCATCAGTAGCAAGGCTGGAAGTACAATAATTTATCCTGAAAGCACTTCTTACAACAACTATGTTCAATTAGATAGCAGTGGTCTAATGGTTTATGAACAAACAATCGGGAAATCAACACAATTTGATTTTACAGTTCCTATAGATAAGATGTAAAAAGAATAATTCTACTAAATGAAAAAATTCAAAAAAAAAATACTAAGACAAAAGTTGGTGTATACTACTTATCAGACGATAGGAGGAATCGTATATGGTTAAAAAAAGGAATTTCAAGACATATAAGAGTAACCGTAGATGGCTAATTGCTGCTGTAGTGACAGCCACAATAGCTATAGGGGGAGTTAATGGAATTACATTAGGTATTCCAGAATCAATAGCGGTGGCTCATGCTGATGAAAACGTGGACTCGTGGATGCCAGACGCTAATTTACAACAGAACGTTGCCCAGGAACTCAGAAGTGAAAAAATTATCACAGGTAATGATTTTTCACAAGCAGATTTAGGGAGAATGACAAATTTACAGATTGATACTCACAAACCAAATAATCTTGAGGGATTGCAATATGCTACAAGTTTAAAAAGCTTGGTAATTAGTAATGATGGTACAAATAGTGGAATTTTAAGTTTGACTCCTCTAGAGAAATTAATCAATCTGCAAAAGCTAGAATTAGATAATAATCGAATTTCCGACTTGTCACCCTTAAAAGATTTGACAGATTTAACTGAACTACACTTGAATTCTAATAACATCAGTGATATTCAGCCATTGTCTGGATTAACAAAACTAACACATCTTGAACTGGGGAATAATAAACTTAGTGATAGCGATACAACAGCACTGAAATCATTAGTTAATTTAAACTATCTAAAAATTTCTGGGAACAGTTCATTAACAAATTTAAATAATTTGAGTGCTTTAAAAAACCTAGTTGAATTGCAGGCATCAGATCTACCAAATCTAACAGATATTAATGGGATTAGAAATTCATCTAACATTATTACAATTGTAATGTCACGTGATGACATTAGTGATATTTCGGCATTTAAGGGATTTACAGGGTTGAAGAGTGTTACTTTAGATAGCAATCATATTTCTGATTTATCACCGCTAGATGGGTCATTTAAGGGGGGGATCTCTTCCACAGAATACTTATCAGCCCACGCTCAAACAGTGCCTTTAAGCTCTGTTCCAATTGACTATGGTGGGCAAAAGATAAGTATTTCAAATGGTACTTGGTCTGTAAATAATGATTCTTATACCTATAGATTCGATGGTAATGCCAATTTGCCTGATCCGATAAACAAGCAAAGTATTAGTGCCAGTGATTATACAACTTATGTTGGGGCACCGAATCCAACAGTCGCAGATTTCAGGGCATCTGCTACCGATAAAGATGGTAATAAATTGGCAGTAACAATCGATTTAGCTAATACCGATTTGACTAGAGCTGGAGTTTATGATGTAACTATTAAGTCGGCAGATGGACAAAGTAAGATTGTTAAATTGATAGTAAAAGATAATACTCCAGCTCCACAACCTGTACAAACTGGTACAGTTACTACTCGTTATTTAGACCAGCGGGGAAATAAGATTGCAGCTGATAACATTCAAAAGGGCGATGTAGGCAGTAGCTACTCTACAACGCAGAAAAACATTAGCGGTTATACCTTCTCAAAGGTAAATGGAAATTCGACTGGAACTTATACTAATGGGAATACAGATGTGACATATATCTATAATAAGAATGTTACTCCTACCCCTGTTAAAAAGGGTAGCGTCAAGAATCTTGTGTAAATGAAATGCCTTCGTACATATAATATAATATGTATCTAACTTAAATAAATGATGCT